TATCTAGCTCATATGCAGTAACATCTAGTCATTCATTAACAGGCGTATCTGCATCATATGCAACAACATCAAGCCATGCAACTTCCGGAACAGGAAGCTTTGCAGGATCATTAGCTGGAACATTAAACGGCACAGGATATATAACATTAACACAAGTATCAGCTAGCTTAAATTATGTAACAGATGTATTAGCAGGTGCAGGAGGAGTTCCATTAGGTGGATTATATAGAAGTGGAAGCTACATAAAAATTAGAATGTCTTAGGAAGTTACAAAAATTTTTATTATAATATAAATTAAAAAGGTTATTATGACAACGAAGAAGATTGATAAAACAGATTTAGAATCAATTAATAAATTGAGAGAAGATTATTCTCAAAATAGTATGCAATTAGGAATGGTATCTGTTGATGAATATAATGTAAATCAACAATTACAACAGATAGTTTCTGCAAAAGAAGAAGTATTTTCTAGTTTAGAAAAACTAAAAAAACAGGAATTTGAATTAATAGAAAACTTAAAAGAAAAATATGGTGATGGACAAATTAATATCGAGCAAGGAACATTTACTTCAGTCGGGTAAGTTTGGCTGTATTAATCCATATTTATAATAAAAAAATTATAGGAGAAATTGAATGGCAGAATATATATCGCCAGGCGTGTTTACTAACGAAATAGACAGTAGCTTTTTACCAGGGGCAATCGCAGGAATAGGAGGAGCAGTTATTGGTCCAACAATAAAAGGACCAGCACAAGTGCCAACCAAAGTAACATCGTTTTCTGAATTTGAAGAAATATTTGGAACATATACACCGGATTCATATGTTCCGTTTGTAGTACAAGAATATTTAAAATATGCTGACGTAATGACAGTTACTAGATTGTTATATGAAGATGGATATGAATTAACTGATGGAGCATTAGCAATTGTAGCAGAATCTGCAAGTGTGAAATATGTAACACATTTATTACATCCAACAATTACTGCTGGTGGAACAGGATCAATGTTCGAAAAGTCAATACTATCCGATGATGAATCAGGAAGCTTCGCAATAAAAATATCCGGATCATATGACCCCGATACAACAATTCCAGGCTTCTCAGGAACAGGAGACTATGTAACTACTGGCTTTATAAGTGCATCAATAAAAGATGTAAGTAATAATGTTACTAAAGTATTTGGTAGTACTCCAAAAAGTTTACAATACCCAGTATATACACAATACGAAAATGATTCTGCAACAAGTCTATTTGATAATTTAGGCGATGTTTCAATGTCGCTAGCAATCATTAATGATTACGAATTTTTAAATGACTTTAAACCGGCATCAACGCCATGGGTTACTTCTCAAAAAGTAGGAATATATACAACTAATTTATTTTATTTTTCGACGCTGTCCCATGGAAATGTTGAAAATTATGATGTTAAAATAGGAATAAGAGATATTAGACTACCATCAGAAATTCCAGACCCAAATGGTTTTGGAACATTTACAGTTGAAGTAAGAAGAGTTAATAATTCAAATCTTCCCAATTCACCATTTAATTCAGATGATACAGATAAAGACCCAATAATAGTAGAGACATATAGTAATTGTAATTTGGATAAAAATTCTCCAAATTACATATGTAAAAAAATAGGAGATCGTGAAAGAACTATTGATTCAGAAGGAAGAATCACAGACACTGGTGGGTATTCTAATAATTCTGATTATATTAGAGTAACAGTATCTGATATAGTTTCTATAGGAGGATATGCAATACAATCTTTAATTCCATTTGGATTTACAGCACCAAATTCAACAATTCCAGATGTATCAGGCTCTACCGGCAATTTAAATTTACAAGCAGTATCATATCAAGACACACAAGTAATTGGTAGTTTATATAATTCTAGAAATTATTTTGGATTTGATTATACAAATAAAAATAATTTACAATATTTAGGACCACTACCAACATCAGGATCTAATACAGGAAGCAATACAAATTTTTATTTAGGCGACGTGTCACAAGATGCACAGGCAGTATATCCATCAAGTGCACCATACACAGCATCATTACAAGGAGCGTTAACAGGCGGTACATTTGCATCAAATATTAAATTAGGAACAAGAAAATTCATGGTGCCATTTCAAGGCGGGTTTGATGGCACAAGGCCAAATTTACCTAAACTCAGCGGAGGGAATATTACAGCAACAAATACATTTGGGTTTGATTGTAGCACAGCAACAACTTCAGGGACGTCTGCATATAAACAAGCATTTGCAGCTTTAAGTAACGCAGATTATTTTGATATTAATATGTTAGTTACACCAGGTATTTTATATAGCCTTCATCCCACTGTAGTAAATTCAGCTATAGTTATGGCAGAAGATAGGCAAGACACTTTTTATGTAATGGATATCCCACAAAAATCAGATAATATATCTACTACTATAACCACAGCAAACGGTATAGACTCAAATTATACAGCAACATATTATCCATGGGTATCTGTAAATGATCCTAATTTGAATACAATGATAGATGTTCCACCATCTGTAGTTATCCCTGGAGCATTAGCGTATAATGATTTCATATCAGCTCCGTGGTATGCACCTGCAGGATTAAATAGGGGTGGTTTGTCGAGTGTACTTGATACACAAGAAAAATTAACTCAGTCAGATAGAGATGATTTATATTTTGCTAGGATTAATCCAATAGCAAACTTTCCAAATGAAGGAATTGTTATATGGGGACAAAAAACATTACAATCTGTACCTAGTGCATTAGATAGAGTAAATGTTCGAAGATTATTAATTACAGTTAAAAAATATATTGCGTCTGCGACTAAATATTTGGTATTCGATCAAAATTCTTCGAATACGAGAAATAAATTTTTAAATATAGTTAACCCATATCTCGAAAGTGTTCGACAAAATCAAGGATTATCTGCATTTAAAGTAGTAATGGATGAATCAAATAATACTCCAGATGTAATTGACCAAAACAGAATGGTAGGCGAATTATTTTTACAACCAACAAGAACAGCGGAATTTATTATATTAGACTTCCATATTCAACCAACCGGAGCAGCATTTCCAGAATAGTAAAAATCTAATTTAGTAATATTTATATAAAAAGGAATTAAAGAGAATGGCATTACAACAAAGTTTACCGGGCTTAGATCAAAACGACTTATTTAATAATGCGTTTAATTGGGAACCGAAATATAATAATAGATTTATTATGTTAATTGATGGCCCAAATGGAAATATACCATCATATCTAATAAAGACAGCATCAAAGCCATCAATGACCAACGGCGAAATTACATTAGATATGATTAATATCGACAGGAAAGTAAAAGGCAAATCTAGATGGAATGATATTACAATTACATTGTACGACCCAATAGTTCCATCAGGAGCACAATCTGTAATGCAATGGGTTCGTAATCATCATGAATCATTAACAGGACGAGATGGTTATTCGACAGATTATAAACAAGATTTAACTTTCCACAGTTTATCAGCAACTGGAGAAAAAATTGAGGAATGGACAATAAGAGGCGCGTTTATTTTAGATTCAACATTTGGTGATATGGATTGGTCTCAAGAAGGCGCAACTGAAATTTCATTAACACTGAAATATGATTTTGCAATATTGCAATATTAATATTGTATAAAAATATCTAGTGTGACTTTGGCAATATAAAGCCTAATACACAAGTAAGGAGTTAGCGATTGGCTAACTTTTTTACTGTTTATATATTTATAATAAAGTTATAAAGGAACTAAAAATGGCAAAACACACCGATCGATACGAAGATGCTCATCTTATTAATTTAGCTACAAATCAATACGAGCAACAATTAAATTCTACATTACCATCTGAAATAGTATATCTCCCAAGCGCTGGAAAAATATATCCAAAAGATGATGAATTAAGAACAGGAAAATTAGAAATGCGGTATATGACTGCATATGATGAGGACATATTAACAAACCCATCATATTTAAAAGACGGCGTCTTATTAGATAAATTATTAGAAGCATTGATTACTACTCCTGGCGTCAATA